GATTGACTTTTCTTCTTCGTCACCATCCATGGCTTCCATCTTCTTTTTCTTCATTCCACCGTGCATAGCTTCCATTTTTTTCTTTTTCATGCCGCCATGCATAGCTTCCATTGTAGGAGCTTCAGCTTCTGCAAGTTCTTCTGTTGATTCCATAGCTTCGTTCTCAACTTCTACTTCTTCTGACTGAGCGTCTACTTGATTTTCGATTATTTCTTTTTCAGACATAATCCGCTCCTTATATTTTAGATTTGAGTAACGAGAGGAAATTTTTAAACTCGCGTACCTCTGTTTCATAAAGGTTCGCTTTACTAGCTTTTTTAATTTCGGTCTCAATTTGTTCAATTTGTCTAGCTTCGATAATGCCGTTATTCCATACCCATTCTACACCTTCCATAACTCCATTTACAAATGCTGATGGAGCAGATGGGTCTTGCACAATGTCTACTGCGTTAAGAATAAAGTCGTCTTTGACAACCATTGCGTCATTACTTCTTTCTAAACTTCCCATACCACGAGTTGAAACACCTAGTTTGACGCCGCCATCAAGGAGTCCTTTTACAATTTCCCCCATAGGTGTAGCCAAAATAGTTGCCTTGCCCATAACATCATTTCCCTCCCATGAGAGAGATTCAATCTTATGAGAAACTTTGTCGAGATTTACGGTAGGTCCGTCAGGATGATTCAGTTCTCCAACTGCACGTCCTGTTTTCACTTGTTCGTTATCATATTTACTGACCGCTTTTTCCATAATTGGTCTTGGATATACCCTACCATTTCGATTCTTTTTTTCTGCTTGCATGAAAACACCTTCAATAGCATATGTTTTCTTACCGTTCTTTTCTTCGGTAATAACTTGTAGGTTGTTTTCAGTGTATTCTGCTATTAATTTCATTTGATTATCCTTTTGGATAAGTAATTTTTGTTAATCTTACTGCTGCGTTTGCCGCAAATATTTTATCACTGCCACTTTTTGGTATCAATACTGTTTCCATTGGTGCGAGAGTCATTGTATTACTATCAGAAAAATCCTCGCCATACATTGTTAACAGATAACCAGTTGAGGCACTAGTATTTACAGCTCTTACAACTCTGGCGTTACTTACAGTAGAGGCTGCGCCTGCTGCTGTCGGCGCGGCTATTTCCGCGGATTTGGGTTTATAGAAGTTCACCATTTGTTTTTCCTTTGTATATAGATTTGTATTTATTTATAATCCTAAAGTTTTAGGGTCTGCCAATGCCATTCTATAATGATTATCATGTGTTAATTTATATCCAAACTTATTTGTAAAATAATTTGGTTTTTTAAATAGCATATATGGGCCATGACTCTTTGTGTGCTCAAAATATTTTTCAAAATATTCTTTGGATTCTTTCCATCTATCATTTACATTTCTTGTTTCTTTTATTAATTCAGGTATAATTAATTCAGCTGCGGTATTACATACAAATACTGGTCTTATTTCTTGTAATTGTTTTGTTATCTCTTCATTTGCAATTGCAAACCCACATCTTAAACCAGCCAAACCTAATGACTTACTAAAGCTTTTTAAAACAATAACATTGTCAGCGAATAATCTATATGATGGTTCTTCAATAAAATCTGCATATACCTCATCAACTATAACATATTTAAAATTGTCAAGTAAAGGTAATAAATCATATACACTGCCATTATTACCATTAGGATTTGCTATATAAAGTATTGAATTTTTATCCTTAAAATAACCAAACGCTTTTATATCGTATTTGTATTGTAAAGAATGTAAGGAGGTATTTGTTATATCCATATAATCACACATTACTCTAGCCATCTCATATGAAGGCTCATGTATATAAATCTTATGGTTTTTATATAATCTAAATAATCTTTCTAATAATTCAGTTGCACCAAATCCTATACTTACATTGTTTATATTTAAATTATAATAATCACATATAGAATCGTATAGGGCCATTTCATTTGGTAACCTACAAGGATTTATATTGGATAATAATGATTGTGACCTACTAACAATATATTCGTCGTAAGGAATATTTGCATTTAAATTTTTATTGTGAATTAAATGTGGTCGTTCTCTATCAACCCAAGTATGTCTACTCAGATTCTTCCTCATCATCTTCTTCACTGGACTCATTATCTACAACTTCTTCTTCAGATTCTTCTTTTGTTTCATCATCAGCCAAGGCATTTTCTATCTCTTCATCTGATAGTTCAATGTCCTCATCATCTTCTGGTTCAACACCATTAAAAACCTGATTTGCAAGTTTTATTTTTTCTTGGTCAAGTACATCATTTTGTTTTTGTGCTAGATTTTGATGAATTAATTTCTCGGCATTATTAAAATTACCTTGTAATATATCATTAATCAAATCATTTGTTATTGCATCAGCCATAATTTATCTCCTTATTAAAATTCATCTGGCAATTCTTCGTCACCACCACCAGCTTCTTTTTCAGCGGCAATTTGGTCTTGCATTGTTTGTACATCTTCTTCAGACATCATCAATACATTTTTCATAATCCATTCTTTAGAGTAGTATTCACCAACATAATTTTGTATAATATCTAATGTTTGTACTCTTTCTCTTGTTAATTCTGCTTCTCTTAATTCGGCAAAGTTATTATCCTTGAGATAATCAACAATAATATCACTTTTCCAATTATTCCAATCCTCTTCAGTAATAATACCTTTTAACATTAATTGTTTTTTCAGTATGTCTTTGAATAGATATGAAAACCTAGCTCTTAATCTATCAATGAATTTTTGGAATTTAATTTCATCTCTGTTTATTTCTGTTGTACGGCCAAGACTAAATTGTTGGTCAGCCTCTAATCTACTTATAGGAACATTAAGTGAACGATATAATCTTTTTTGGAAATAAACGATATCATCTATTTGTCCTAGATTATCACCACCTGGAAGTGTAGAGATTTCAGTTCCTCGACCGCCTTCACGTCTTGGTAGCCAGAAATCTTCCAACATTGACATATGTTTTCTGTCATCACGTATTTGTCCTGTATTTGCATCATAAACAAGTTTATTACGATAACGTGACATAATTTGTTTCATATATTCTTCTGCTTTACCTTTTGGTAAATTACCAACATCAATATAGAATATTCTTCTTTCAGGCGCCCTTGCTAATCTGTAAATAACAAGTGCATCTTCCATCATTCTTAACTGATTGATTGGTTTTAATGCTTTATGAAGATATGATATAACCTTTCTTCTTGATTCATCTAAAAGACCAGATGTAATATAATTAACTGAATCTTCTGTTAACCTCACACCAGTTGTTTGTTGGCCTGGTTTTTCTTGGTAAACATAATATTCATTAACCTTTGTGACTAGTTTTGCACCAGTTGCTTCATCTTTTTTGGTTTTAACTTCTTTTACTTTTCTTATTTTTGCAGAATCAATAGGTCTTATCTCTTGAATACCTGCCTTTAAATTACTTTCATCTACAACTAAATGATGATATATTCTTCCGTCAATATAATATCTTCTAAAAATATCATGACCGTTTTCATCAAAGTTTAACATACTATAAATGTTATCAAATTCTTCTTTTATTGTTGATTTAATTTGATCAGATGTATCAACATTATCCAATATAATATCAACTGATTGTTTTGTTTCACCGGATGTTATCGCAGCATCAACTATATCCTCAATTGCCTGGTCAACTTCAGGGTGCATTGATACACCACGATATTTCATAATAAGGTCTTTATTATCCTTAACCTTATCATTACCTTCAATATCAACATATTGACCGTAATATGAACCAGATGCTGTAATATATCCTGCACCATCTTCGTCCCTTGGTGGAACAATAGATGGACGATTTTTCATATTATCGTCTTTATTGGATTGTCTTTTGATTTCAAAACCAAATAATGTAAAGCCGTTCTCTGCCATGTGTAATTCCTATGTTACTGTGGGGGTCTTTCGACCCCCTTTAGTAATATTTATCCTATTAAGAAGTAGTTGCTATAGGAGCAAGTGCTTCAAAATATTGATATGTGAACGTAATATCAAATTCCTCGATAGTATCTGTCGTATCATATGACACTTCGATAGGACCAATTTCACTAGGAAATGCTCCTCTAAATGTATATGATTTAATGGAATCTCCATTACGATCCAATTGTTCAACTTTTAAGTCTGCTTCGTATTGGATAGGTGAAGTAAGACCGGTATTAGCTCTGTGATTATTAATACCATTACTCCATCTTTCTATAGCATTCCTTACTGCAAAGTCGGTATCATTAATGATGGTAACAGTCCATGTATCAAATGTCTTATCACCAGCCATTTTTAATATCCTTCCTCTGAAAGGAACATCTATAACACCAAATGTTGAACCAGGTAATTGAGCTGTTTTACATAAAAATGAACTCAGTTCTGCATCACCATTTGCATATGCAGGGAAGTTGATGGTCGCTTTAAATAAATTATTACGAGCACCACCACCACGAAGCTTAGCCTTAAAGTCGTCTACGCCTAAAATCGCCATTGGTTACCTCCTTACACTGTACCTACAACTTCTTCAAACTCTACACCAGTTCTAACCGCAACAAAGTTAAGTGTTACATAGTTAATTGAACGGGCAGGTTTAATGAAGATGGAGGCCTTAAATTCATTAGCATCAATTACTGCTTGTGTATTGTTTGTTTCGTCACAAACAACTCTAAAGTCAGTAATACCTCTTCGTCCTTGAACTTCACGAAGTACTGGTTCGACAATATTTACGAACTCAGCTCTTGTAAATTCATCATTGAATTCAAAGAGGACTGTTTCAGCGGCCCTTGAAATTGCTCTTTCAAGTACCAAGAATAGTCTTCTAACATTAATCCTATCAAACGCAGAAGGTCTTGCAAGTTTAGTTTTATCACCAAACAATACAATTCCTTGACCAGGTATATTGGCAACAGGGTTAACACCAGCTTTATACAAAGTATCTCTTTGTGCCTTAGTTGGTATATAATTAATTGCTGTTACACCAAGATATTGACCTCTTCTTTGTCCAGCAGGACTGAACCAAGGAGCTCTATCTCTATCTGTGGCCGCCATAATACCGGCAGTTGATGAAGATGCAGGGATTTCAATGTATTGGTCATTATACTTGTCATATACTTTTAGGTAGTTACCATCAAGTACTAAGTATGATGAGTTTGTTAATGCATTTGCTGTTGTTTCAATATTAGTTGTGATAGTTGCTGTTGATGTTACACCAACAATATCACCTCTTTTTGGTGAAGCAACTGCGATACAGTCTTTTCTTGCAGCTGCAGTAGATACAAGGTCATTTACAATAGTTGTATGTGCAGAACTTGTAGCATCTGGAGCAATTAAGAAATCAATTTCAACAACATCTTTATCTTCAAATTTGTCGAAACCTGCCTGTACATCTGAAGCAGCAAGAGTTGCAGAGTTTACACCATTTGCAAGTTCGATGTCAGTTGTTTTAGTACCAGTGTAGGTGTTTGCACCACTTGCTGGTTGACCGAATGAAGCATGAGTTGAATCAACTGCATTTAGCATGTAGATATATTCAGAAGTTTCGTTGATAACATCTTTAGCAAAGATTGATGTTCCATCAGCTGCTTTGGCATCAGAAGCTTGAGATAAGAAAGGATATCTTTCAAGTACTGTACCAGGTGTTCCTGTGAATTCACCATCTTGGTCAACAACGATAATATGCATTTCATCATTGGTTGAACTTCTGTTAGATGCATAAGTTGAAGTGCTAGGATATGCATCAAAAGAAGATTTATATGTCCAACCATTAAAGACTGCACCAGCAGAATCTGCGCCAGGACATATACTTACTTTTAAACTATTTGACAGCTGTCCAGGATATCTACCTAGGAAGGTATATCCTTGTGACTCTAGTGATGATAAATTTGCATCAAATGATGCTTTATTATCAATGGTATCACCACCACTAGCAGAGTCACCTGCTGTTTGGAATAGAGTTCCATAACCATTTAAAGCCGCAGAAGTTGTTTCACGAACAACTTGTAAATTATTACCATATTTTAGGTAATAAGCAGCCGTATGGAAATCTATTGTATTATAGGAGTCTGGATTGGCAAAAGTATTAACGAGTTCTGTCTCGTTAGACACTTGCACTCTTTGACCAACAGGACCCCATCTAAAATTACCTACGAATGCACCAGTTGTACTCTGAACACCAGGTACAGAACTGGTAAGGTCAATCTCTTTGACTACAACCGCAGGAGATTCGGAAGGAGTTGAAAGTGCCATTGTTTTTTCCTTATTTTCGGTTACTAATTATATGTTCTCATTATACGATTATATTCAATTACATATATTTATAACTTTGCCAAATTTCAGATGCTTCTCGTTCATTCTGTGAATTTTCAGGTAAAAGATTACAATTTTTACATGCAGAAAACGTTCTTACACCATTTTGTAATCTCATTCTTATATCATGTAATTCATCCGATAACCATATAGAAGAAAAAGTTTGTTCATATACATTACCAAATGATATTTCCTTGGACCAATCCTCACAACAAACATAAACATTGCCGTCCCAATCAACAATAGATTTAAGTGATGGTTGATAACAAGGTTTCTTCATATTATTTGCAAACCACAAATAACCTGCACGATTTGATAAATCTGTAGGTCCTGTCGTAATTCTCTTATATGTTTTTAAATCTTTGAGTATTTCATTCATCTTATCTACATCATCTTGGCCATCATAACAATCAATCTTAATTGATAATAAACCCCAATTATCTATTTCCTCTGCAGTAATACGACCATTTAATATTCTATCACCACTTGTAATCAATCGTGTAGATATACCCTTTGATGTAAATGCCTTAATAAGGTTACCAATATTAGGATGTAACAATGGTTCGCCATATCCTGATACACTAATTACACCGTCCCATTTATAATATGATAATTCCTTTGCTAACATTTCTGCTAAATGAACCTTCATATAATTCTTTTTATTTGGAAATCCCATAGAATGTGGGCAGAATAAACAGGTTCGATTGCACAAGTCTGTTGGACTTATGACAATTGATACCAATCCTAGTAATTCTGGTATTTTAGAGGGTATAAAAAGTCCATGCTCTATTGTCAAAATTCATCTCTATCAAAATCATATTGTACAAACCATTCCTGGTCCTGCATCTTTTTTTCTTCAATCCAATCACTACCATCATCATGAAAGCCAAAAGGGACAACATCATCTTCAATTGCTTTCATTCTATCATTAAATATCATCTCTTTTAAATTTATATCAGAAATATCTTGGAA